TCTGGTATTTTTGGTAGCAATTTTCCCCAGGAGCTGCGGATGTTTACCTATGCCAGAACCATGCTCGCCCTTGATCGGCAAGGGCTGACCTTCGCCGGCACGGTGCTGCTGGCGAAGGGGCAGAAGGAACGCACGTCGGATATGGCCTCGCCGCAATCGGCGCAACGGCACTTCAATCGAAACTGGTCGGGTACATAGGGCACTAAGGCTAGCCTTTGCAGATAGCCATGCGCTCGCGCTTAACACTCAGCCGCCTCCTGGCGGCTTTTTTATTGGGGATTCTCATGACAAACACAATCAACGCGGCCACGCTGGCGCTTAACACTGCCGGCGAGGCTTGCGCGCAGGCATTTATCGACACGGACGGCGTTAAGAAATACCGCGCCTATGACGACAAGCATCCCGAAAAGGTACTGCGCCCAGGCGATGCTGTCGAGGGCACGCTCTCGATCGGCTACGGCCACACCGGCCCGGATGTCTATGTCGGCCTCGTCTGGACGCAGCAGCAGGTAGACGATCAGCGCCTCACCGACATGCAGGTTGCCGAGAGTGCGGTCAACGACGCGCTGGCAAACGCAAGAAATGTCACGCTCACGAACAATCAGTTCGGCGCGATCGCAGATCTGGTGTTCAATATCGGCACGGGGAATTTCCTGAAATCCCGACTGCGCAGCCTGCTTGTATCGGGCAAGCTTTCCCTGATCCCCGCTGAGTTTCCAAAATGGGTAAAGGCCAAGGGTGCCGTCGAGCCCGGTCTCCAACGGCGCCGCGCTATGGAAGTGCATCTTTATATGACGCCGGATGTGGTGCCTGTCAGCTTTGCGCCGGCAGAGATAACTTCGCTCACGCCTGACCCCGTTAAGGAAAAGACACTGCTCACCTCAGCGACGGCGTGGGGAATCGCCACAGGTATGGCTGCGCCAGCTCTTGCACAACCCCTGCAGGACGCCGCAAGCCAGTTGTCGCCCTTCACCGAGCTTGGCCCATGGGTCCATAAGGCTGCGCTTTCACTGGGTTTCGGCGGCATGTGCTGCGCCATGATGGGCAAGTTCAAAACCATCAAGGAGCACGGCGTATGATCGCCGCCATAGCTAGTTTTTTCTCCGGTGCCTGGGCGAAGCTCGGGACATGGATCATTGGCATCGGAGCCATTCTCGCAGCCGTTGCCGGTGTTCTGCTGACCGTGCGTAATGCCGGGGAAGACGAGCAAAAAGAAGTCGACACGGCTGCGACCCTTAAATCAGTTACGGAGGCTAGCAATGTTGAAAATGAAGTGGCTGCCACGCCTGCTACTGCTCGCCGTGACGAGCTGCAGCAGTGGACAGAGTGACGGCTTCTGCGACATAGCGCGACCGATCTATCCTGCCAAGGCGGATGTGTCCGTCATTTCAGACGACCTTGTGCAGCAGATCTTGTCGCACGATAAAACCGGCCAACAGCTTTGCGGCTGGAAGAATTGACAGATACTTGAGCGCCCCGGCTTCGGGCCGGGGCTTTTTTGCTTTATACGGGTTGCCTATCAGTGCGCGGCAATGCGCGCATTTCGTCCGCAAAGTGCGGAGCGCGTTCGATCCTGATTTCAACCCGGCGCTGCGTCTCGAGGCCACGCGGGGCGTTTGGCACACGACCGGACTTTATGACCCGGAAAACCTCCGGTGTCGTGCCGGGATATATCTTTGCCGCGCTTGGAAATTGCTTGTGCAAAAGCGTATGCGCCGCCAACTCTTCAAAAATAAAATGCCTATTGTTATCGGCCAGCTTAGCCAATAGCGGCTCCGGCCCGGCGGAAAGCTTGCGCAACATAAAACGGGCCACGCCCATATTGACCGCCGTCGTAAAAACACCATCGCTGCCATACAATTGAATGAACGCATCCTCGGTCTTCTTAAACTTTGGATGCCCCAACCAGTGATTCCAGCGGATGATTTCAGGCGTGATCCTTAACCCTATGAGAACGGATGCGTTCTCGCCAAGCCATTCATCGCCAAGGGCGCGCGCTTGGCTCCCCGCATCAGGCAAAAGATCGCCATGCTCATCTGTCAAGTTCCATGCATAGAGCGAATCCGACAGGTCGATGACGCAACGGGTAAAATTCGGCTGGGCGTTGATCCAATCCACAATCGCGCGCAGCTTGTCGCCCTTCGTGCCATCGTTGCCAAGGCTGACGGCAATAATCGCCGTCGAGCAATTTTTCCAATCGGCATCCGAAGCGGCTTTAACGCGCACCCTATAATCAGTCATATGTTTTTTCCGCTATATTTTCTGTTGGCATTTTATGAGTTTCCCACAAGCGTTCGAAAATACAGCGCATCGTCTGCGCGTTGGAGGCGCTGCGCGTGAGGTGACAGGTTTTTGCCGTGGGATCGCCGGACGGGTCGGCGATCATGATGCCTACTTTATCGGCATAAATCAGGATCGAATTATTTTCAAAAGCGTGCGGTGGGATGCAGCGATACTCTACTAAAGGATAGAGGCAATAGGGATTCGCCTCACTGATCAGAGAGCGAAATTTGATCCCGTCATGGCGCATGCGCAGGTCGCTTTCGATCACCGCGTGGCTGCTCTTGCTGTTATCGACGTACATGAATAATAGCTCGCCGCCAGTGCCCCGCAGGGTCGCATAAGCGTCATCGAGCAGCTGCAGGTAGGCATTGGGGGCGGACAGGATGCGCAGAACGTCTTGGCGCTTGCGGACGCCGCTGGTGCCGATGAATTCAATGCCGGCGGCCTCAAAAGCGGCTTTAATCGCCTCAAAACTAGAAACGCGACCGTGACTGATTTCCTGTTCTATCCCTTGCAGCGTATTTTTGCTGATGCCGCTTTGTTTTGCCAGCTGGCCGAGGTTCCAGTTCAGCATGGCGCGGGCGGCGCGGATTTGCTCGGCAGTAATCATGTCCCGAGCTTAGCTGGAATATAATCACAAATAAACCTGAAAATTATCACCGTTAACCGTACCTATGAAGGCGTTGTTAATACTTTTCGCCTAAAAACGCATCTTCGCTCACCAACGGAGGCATTATGCGTCATAACGATATCAACTTCGAGACTCTTGCACAACGTTATGGCGAACCGATTGCAGCTTTCGTCTTTAAGGAGATTGAGAAAGCCGAGCGCCTGAGCGCCAAGCTGATTCGCCCCAGCGGGGCCCGCGCAACCTCTTACAGCGCGTGAGGGGCAGACCAATGGATCAGCTGGATATCAATTTCAAAGTAAGCCGCTCAGCCCTCATTCGTGAAATTCTGGCGCGGCCTGGCAGGGCGATTGTCAGACTCGGCAATGTTCGCATGATCGGCACCGGTTATGAGCCGCTGACCCAAAGCGAATTGCACGCCCTGATCACCGTCTCGCAGTATGTGGCTGCGAATGAAAACCTGCGCCCCGAAACCTTAGAGCAGGTAGTCGCGGCAGAGTTCAGGACGACCTCATTCGCTAACATTAATCGAGAGCAGTTTGCCGGTGCTGTCGCGTTCATGATCGAGCTGACGAAGGAGGAGGATGGGGATTGATTTTATACTTTTCTCTTTTGTTCAAATGAACCCTTTTGCAAGAACGCAAACAGAACTGAAGCCATTTAGACACGGCTGAGCGTTTTGCAAATTGGCTATACTAAGCTATATTTGCGCCCTACCACGTCTTTCCTAATCCTGGGGTCGTGGGTTCAAATCCCGCCGGAAACGCCAATTATTTCATACGTTTATTTAACTTTTTATCCTTTTCTTTTGGGTTCCGTTGTACTCGATTTAGGTTAAGATGCAACGCTGCGGAGGCGCTTTTCAGATATTCAGGGCTGAACCTCGCATAAACCGATTCCGTGATGCGCGTGCTGGAATGGCCGAGGTACTGACTGATTTCGGTCATCGGCACGCCGGCCTCAGCCATCCAGACAGCTGCCGTATGGCGCAGGACGTGCGGCGTTACCGTCGCCTTTCCTTTTTGGTCGACGAGACCCGCCGCCACTACGGCGGCATGGAAGCCTTTCTTGATAGAAATGATCTTCCGGCCGCCATGCTCGATGACAAAATCCGAGACCCTGGCTTCATGCAGCTCCTCTAATATCATTCGGGCGTCATCGGACATGGGAAGGATCGCGCGGCCCTTGTTGCCGGTTGAGCGACCGAGATTGATGATGCCCTTGTTGAAGTCGATATGCTTCCACGTCAGATCGAGGATGGCGGCGCTCCGCGCCCCCGTCGTGAGGGCGAGAACGATGAACCCCCGGACATGACGAACCTGCGCCGCCTCGATGAGCTGCTGCGCCTCATCGCGGGATAGAGAACGAAGCCGAGGGGGCGCTGCCGGCGGGAACTCAAATTGCGCCGGATGGCGTTTGTCGATCCAGTTCAGCGCGGCGCGCACGATGGTCAGGCGCTTTCTGATCGTCGCATTGGACAGCTTCTTTTTTTGCTCTTTAGCGATGTAGCTGCGGCACCAATAGCGGTCGATCTGATCGGGCCGCAAATGTCCTATGTCCGGCTGTATGGCGTTCCAGGCGTATTGTGCGTCCTTATGCGATGCCATAGCAGTCTTGTCGGCTAAATACTTCTCGACAATGCCATCGATCGTGTCTGCCTCTTTACCGGCGATCAACCTTTTAACATCTAGGATCGCGCGTTCGGCATCGTTGCGGCTTTTGACAGTTTTAGAGTCGAGAACGCGGCGCTTCGAGCGACCGTCCTCTCGCCAGTACGCATACCACTTTCCTCTGAATTTGACGGCTCGCACGGTATACTCCCTTCATGTGCGGCCACCTCAGCCGCTCTTATTCGCCATAAACTTCCAAGCTTGAAGCCCTTTAACTCGCCGCGCGCGATCATGTCCCGGACGTGCTGATCAGAGCATCCCCACCGTTGGGCGAGCGACCTTGGCGTGAACGGGCACCCATTGTTCAATGGCGGTAATTCGATGATGTCTGTCATCCCAATTCCTTCCTCGCCTCGTCGCGTGCAGTGTTAAGCGCCACAATGTCTTCATGTCCTCCACCTGTGTCTGTATGAAAACGTTTGGCTAGCAGCCGATAAGCTTCATCAACGTCAGTACTGTTACGGATGACATAGCCCCATTCAGAAAACCGCGTGCGCCAGCTTTTATTTGCTTCCGGCGCCGGCAAGGAAGTGAAGCCTGAAAAAGCCGCTTCCACCATGCTGCCGGTACCCCAACGTTCTACACCGCGCAGCGCGTCAATTGTTTTAGCAATTGCGTGTATATTATCGGCAATGCGATCCCAGCGATCGCAAGCGAAGGCCATTTGATGCAGCTTACCGTTCTTTCGAACCGTAAAATAAACCGCAGCACCCTGATCGCTTGGCTGACGCTGATTTGAATAAGGAAGACCATCCTTTCTCAATTCAAGATCTGTCGATATCACCGCGTTTGATCCGCCGATCAATCTTACCTCGTTCAAGACAGACTCAACGGCACGCCCGAGTGGCGTGTCAAAGCGAGCGCGTTTACGCTGATATGAAGGTGTGCGCGGACGCCCTTGCGGCCAGTGTAAAGGGAACGATTGCGTCACGCCGCCACCTCATCCGGTTTAAAAACTAGCTTTTCCGTCTCGATCGCCTGCATTCGATCTCCCTCTCTCCTGTGATCATTGGTACAAAGTTAGCCTTTCAGCCGCGCGCGTGATTGCGGTATAAGCCCAGCGCCTACCGTCTTCCCTGAAAACGGATGATTCGTTGAAAATCACGATATCATCCCATTGTGAACCCTGCGCCTTATGGCAGGTCAGCACATAGCCGTAGGTAAATTCCTGCGTACCTTTTTTCTCTGTCCAGGGCAGATCGGCATCGCCGCCGGTAAAGAATTCCTGCCGCACCTGGACTTTGCGCGTATCGGCTTTTTCATCCTCTAAAGATTTAATCCGCATTTTAATGCGCGGCGCAATTTTGCACGAACCATAATCACCATAATCGAGGCTTTCGCCGGCGCGTACCCGCATCGAGAGAGCAATGATCGGGTTGTCTTTGGCCTGCCGGTGCACCTCGGTCAGCATATAGTTAGGGTTGCCGACCGTGAAAAAGCCCGCGCCTTTGACCGGTGGGAGCTGTGCCGGATCGCCCAGAACCAGAATTTTCGTGCCGAAGCTAAGCAGATCCTTGCCGATTATCTCATCGACCATCGAACACTCATCGATGATGATAAGCTTTGCGTCCTTAACCTTGCTATCAGGATCCAGCTTGAACGTCGGCTGCAGGTCTCGGCGTTCCTCGATCATATAGATCATCGAGTGAATCGTGCTGGCATCCTCACAACCCTTGCGGCGCAGCACCGATGCCGCCTTTCCCGTGAAAGCGCCGAACAGCACGGTGCCCTTGACCTTCTCCGCGATTGCTTTGGCGAGCGTGGTTTTACCCGTGCCAGCGAAGCCGAAAAGCTTGAAAACGGGCTCGTTGGTCTTGAGCCAGTTTCCCACCTCGGCCAAGGCGACTTCCTGTTGGCTACTCCACGCCATTAGCCAGCGCCACCCAAAAGTGCCGTTGCCACCTCGCGCACGTTGCGGCTACCCATCAGTACATGCTCCCTTGCTCGGGAGCGGTCTTGTCCGCCGCTGGCGCGCTGGCCTTAGCTTCTGTGCGCACCGGGCGGTGCGCCTCGGTCGTGTCCCATTCCAGGCCCTCGCGATCGGAGGCCGTCAGCTGTTCAAGATTCTGGCTTTCCATAAAGCCGCTAACGGCTGGGCCACCATTGCGCGCCGCCGCAGCATGCTCTTTCCGGAAGTCCTTGATAAAATCCTCGTAAAGCTCGTAACCAAGTTCTTCTCCCTCGAGCGTGATGAGGAAAAACTTAGCCTCGCCAAGGCCAGTTTCGGACAGATCTCTTGTCTCAGTTGTAGCTACTACCGAACTAGAAACCGACAATTCCGGCCTTGCCTCAGTAGCAATATAATCACTGCGCCGCGGACGGGGGGTGACATCTGTTGCCCTTTCAGCTGCGATGCGCTCTAAGTCATCTTCAGTTAATACCCCCAGCACGACTTCCGGGCACCAGCGACGGGCCCACTTTATCGATCCTGAATAGACCAATTTTTGATCTGGGTCTTTTGTCCACATGAAATTATCGGTCTTGGCGTCTTTAAGCACCAATTCCATTACTTTTGGTTCTGCTTCCCCCTTGAATGTCGCGGACACGATCACCTTTCGGTTATCACCGGAACCCTCAAATTTGTAATCAAGGCGCGCGCTAAGTCCTGCCCTAGCGTTCACAACGGCCGCAACAAGTTTGCCTGAATAACCAAGCTTTCCGCCAACTTCATAGGTCTCTGGCGCAATGGCGAAAGGGTCCATATTCCAGCGAACGGCCTGATTGACCACAAGAAAACAGTTTCCGACAGTCTGCGCGTGAACGCGGCTAGGGTCATTGTCTTTTCCCTTTAGATGCTTTGGAATGAGCGATGCCGATGCCATGGCCGATGCAATGCGCTGCATGTGCTCAAAGCGCGCTGTATCCAGCAAATAAGATACCGCGCTGTTATCTTCAACAACGCGGACTTCTCTAGAGTTTGCTCGGGCAGGCATTGGTGATATTGCGTTCATGATCTTTCCTTTCAGCGGATAACGGTTTTGACGGTTTCGAAAATCTTGAGGCCCGGGATCTCGCGCACACCGGCCTTGAGCGCGGCTTTGACCGCGTCAGGGTTTAGCATCAGGTATTCGCGCGGCACCAAGGCGAGATCGACAAGCTCGTGCGACCATACGGTCCTGGCGGATGCTAGGGCGCCGGTATCAGTTCTGGTCCGCACCGGCTCGATCGGCGCCGCAGCGGCAGCTACCTTGCCGAGCGCCGCGACGGTCTGTTCCTCCGTCTTGGCCTCCTGGACAGCCTTGCGCGCTTCTTCTTCGGCTTTCGCCTTGCGCTCGCGTTCGTCTTTCAGCTTTTTCTGCTGGTAGGCGCCGAGCTTCTTGCGCACCGAGGTATCTGACGCGACCAGGATGGCGGTTTCGCCTTTGAAAAAGCCGTCAACCTTGCGGCCAGCGTCGAGAAAAGGCTTTTTCTCAGCTTCGCGCTTTTTCTCGAACGCGCCAAGCAACTCGCCTAATTTCTTTAGATAATTAGTAGCGGCTTCGGACTGATCATCATTATCGATTGTCGGGCGCTCTTTTTCCCAGCGTTCGGCAATCTTGATATATTTATCATCGCGGGTTGCGATGAGGTCGGCCACGCCCTCGCGCAACCGCTCGATCAGCGGGTCAACATCGGCAGGCGGATTGTTATGCCCGATCCCGGCGCGGGCGTTCACGAAATCATCCACAAACGTATCTTCTTCAACAGTCATCAGAACATCCTCGCTTCAGATTCGGAAAGTGGACGGCGCGGGTTTGCGGCGGGTTCGTCAGGCGAATACTGACAGCACCATTCGGCATGCCGGATCATGTAGTCGAACTCTGACTTGTCGATCACGCGCCATGGCCAGCCGGGCGGCATGTTCGGATCGACGCGCTCGCCGTTCACCTCGGCGAAATATTTTACATCGTCCTGCAGTTCGCCGGTTTCAGGATCGCGATCCTCAACCGTCCACATGCGGCACGGCACGAACGGGCCACCCTTGACCAGGCGCGTCTTGAAATAGCCCGGCGAGGCGTCGAGCGGATCTGCGGGAACGCTCATGGCGTGAACCCTGCGGCGACATAGACTAGTGCTAGCAATCCGGGCAACACGATAAGCACACCGGCGGCGCCGAGAAACTCACCGGCGATCTGCCAAGGCGTCATGCCTTCGAGAAGGTCAAAAAAGTTTTTCATCACTTCACCCCGCAAGCGGCAAGGGCTTTCCTGCCAATGGTTTCGGGGCAATCATCTGCGCCACAATCGCCAGTTAAGTATTCTGAAACGTAATCACGTCCGCAACGTTGGCAGATGCCGCCTTGGACTACAGGTTCGTCGCCTAACAGCGCCACTAACGCCTCAATCAGCAAGTCGCGCTGGCGGGCGGTTTCAGGGGCGGCGATAAAAAGCTCAACATAATCCAGCAGACTTGGATCAGTGCCGATTTGATATCCCGACACAGTTATAATTGCGATCTCTTTTCCGTCCTGTTCACGACGAATCGCTGGGCGATAACTATGAACTTTTGATCGATCCATATCTTCGGTGGCGCAATACAATTCTGGAAACGTTTTCGGCGTATGCTTCGCGGCGGTCCGCGAATCGTCATGCGGCACCAGCTTCATACCCATCTTTAGCGGATAACGCTGACGGGAATCGTTCGCACCGACCACTGCGTCCAGCGCTTTATCGAAGGGAATACTCATTGCGCACCTCCTAACCGCTTGAACCGGGCGAAACGCTCACGGAGCGCGGGCGAAATCGATATGACGCGCTGATCTTCGATGATCGGCTTACGCCCATTCTGGCGCTCATCTAGCACGGCCAGCGCCTTATCGCGCTCGGCACGGAGCTTGATCACGCCCTCCGCGATCGCAGCGTCGACCATGGGCCCAAAGTCGAGCTTATGCTCGTCGATCAGCGCGCGTAGGTTGCGTGGGAGCTTGGCAAGGAACGTGATGCGCTGGAAATACAGCCAGTTCTCAAGGTCGTCTCCGGTCTGGCTGAGCAGCTTGATTCTGATATCGAGCGCCTCGACTTGGATATCGACCGCGTTGGTCGTCATGGCGTTGTAGTCGATGGTCATGCCGCCACCTGCATCGCCGCATTGGATTTAGCTTCGCCAAGGCGGATCAATTCCGCCATGATGCAGCGGCGGTACAGGGCGATATCGCCGCGTTGGTGAATGCTGGGCCGATTTTTTGCGCGCTTCAGCTTCCGGGCGTAGAGCCGGATAAGCATGCGGCAGACCGTAATTTCCTCGGCTGGCGTCATCGAGCCGAGATAACCCGTATCGTAAATCATGCCCGTCTTGACGGCGCAGAATCTACGCCAGTCGCTCACGACCGATTGGTTGTGGGCCTTGAATACGAGCGGATGGAAATAAAGCTCGCCGAGGTACGATTGGGTCTCAAACTGACGGGGCAGCAACGCCGCCTTGCGCGCAATCCCCCAATCGGCGGCGCGGTTGTGGCGCTTAGCCTGCTCCGCCCATGATCCGACCGGCCCCGCGAATACGGCTTCGATCTTCTGTTGTTTGCTGAGTTCCAAAGCGGCCTCCATCTGTTGATGGAGTGGAATTTAATTCCATATATTCCACAAGTCAAGAGGAAAAGTGGAATTTATTTCCATATAATTATTAAGGGCTTATTGGCTTGAAGATTGCGTAACGGGCGTCCTGCTTGTCGGCACCCCAGAAGCAAGATTATTAGCCATACCCTGGCTAGTCGATCCTGATGTGTAATTCGTCAAAATGCCGTCCTTGTCGAAGTTCAAGGTTACGACATTGCTTGACGTATCGGAACCGCCAACAAGGCCACCGACAATAGGGATAAACGTGTCCGGCCTAGCTTGCGCGTGCGTATAAGAGTAAATGAAGGTTCGACCACCCGCCGAGCTTATGTAATTACCGGTTGGCTGCCCGAGGGCGTTGAGAACATCTGTAACAGTAGATTTTCCTACTTGGAATTGCTGCAGGTCCGATTCGGTGACCTGATGGCCGGCTGACACACAGGCGACGATGGCGCAAAGCGGTAATAGATTTAACAGTTTTCTCATGATTTCCCTGCCTTCTAGCCGTTATTGCGCTCATTCATCACAAAGCGCAAGCATCGCCTATACATCTCGGTTATGCCCAGTTCATCTAAGGTTGCGCCGATTTTATGCGCACGAAGCAATTTAAAAATATCAGCTGCTACCTCGTCATCCGTTTTTGCGGCAAGACTATTTTCTGCGCCCGTTATCTTGATCTCAGAAAAATCCTGTAGTTTTTCACCAAGTCCATCGCGTAACCACAAAAAATTGACCTCCATAGCATCAGCAAGTTTAGGAATGATAAGGCCACGCGGTTGATCTACTTCACCGCGAAAGTATTTTTGCACGCTTTCTTTTGACACACCAGATCGCCGCGCTAATTCAGGCGCACTCCAGCCAAGTTCTCTTGCCCTTTCAACGAGCCTATCAGTCCAATGCTTCATGCGTCGAGTATGAACGCGACGAGAAATAATTTCCGTTGAATTATTTTCTTGCATAGTGGAATTTAATTCCATTATATTCCACGCCCATGACCTACGTAGACACTGTCATCGACAAATTGGGCGGTCCTGATGTAACCGCAAGCAAGACCGGCGTTGGCTATTCAGCCATACGGAAATGGTCAAAAAACGGCATCCCGCCAAAATACTGGCCCCTGATCGTCTCCTGCACCGACGAGACTTTCTCAGCTCTTGAGCAGGCATACGCCGCACTCAACCCTGGCGCGATTTATCTGCCGACGGCCCGACGCAAGAAAAGCGCCTCTTCCCGGAAGCCACGGGCATGAGCCGCGTTTCCACCAGCGCATCACCCTCGCTGTGCTCCACCAGCACGAAGCCGGGATCGGCGGCGCGGTTGAACAGACTGACCCGCATCGTGATAGGGGCGCATTTTTTATCCTGCTTCATCATGCGGTCATCAAAGCACAGACGCGCCGCGACATGTCTCAAAGTTTTTGCCGAAATTCTCATAGGAGTTGCCGCATGCCGAAGGTAAGCCCCGCCGCGATTCGCGACGAAATGCGCGAGGATATCGTTGTTGTCGGCGGTGGCCGGCAGATCGGGGAGAACTATCAAACCATGCTGCACCGCGCCTGCCGCGCCCTGGGCATCCCTTACAACCGCGCCTGGCAATACTGGTATGAGCGGATCAAGCGGCCGCCCGCCGATGAGTTTCTGGAATTCGAAACCTGCGCCGCCCAGCACGGGCGCAACTGCCACACCCTCCGCAACATCCTGAAAGGTACGCAAGCATGAGCAACGAGAATGCCCGTCTTGTTAGCCTCATTGAGCGCATTGTGCGAATCCGGCAGGAAATCGCCGGTTTAAACAAGGATGTGGCGGACATTTACAAGGAAGCCAAGGATCTGGGCTACGACAAAAAGGCGCTTCAGATCTGCATCCGCTGGGTACTCAAAGATTGTCGCAGCGACGATGAAAATCTCAATACACAAGCCGAACTTTATTTCAGCCAATATAACACGCGCGCGGGCGTGCGCGCGCAGGAGGCCGCTTGAACATGGCGCCCCGCACGGCAAAGGGTCATCAACGCCGCATCGAGAAACTTAAGCTCAAATACAAGCGCGCCGAAAAAGGACGCCGCTTGCAGAGCTGGAAACAGCTCCGCGATGCTGCGACCGAAGAGCTTCAGTTCTTTATTCGCCAGCAAAAGAAGGCGGCGCACTGAATGGATTACCCCCCCGAACGGCCTGCGACGGTTATTGAGCTGCGCCAGCAGGTCGCGCATTTACAGGCCCAGCTTGACGCCGCCAATGCACAGATTTCGGTTTTAAGGGAGGCGTCGGGCGCCACGTTAGACGCACCTCGATGCCTGGGTTTGACCAAAAAAGAGGGCATCATTTTCGCCATGCTTCTGAAGCGTGATTTCGCCACAAGGGAATCTCTCATGCTAGCCATGTATAGCGATCGCGCGCCTTCGGGAGTGCCGGACTCAAAGATCATAGACGTCTACATCTCCAGATTACGCCCGAAGTTGTCGCGGTACTGCATCACCATAGAAAACGTGTTCGGCACCGGCTATCGCATGCCGCCGGATAGTAAATCATTCGCGCGGCAGCTGTTCGAACGGGAAAGCGCGGCATGAGCCTGTCTGGGACATCCGGCCACTCGCGCCACAGCGGTTACGCGCGATCAGCGCATGACTGGTATCGTGAACCGCGCTGGTCAGTCGATGCGCTTCTGGATCGGGTGCGTTTCCGAGGACGCTCCTGGGACCCATGCTGCGGATCTGGTAATATTCCTGAAGCGATGAAGGAGCGCGGACTGTCCTGTCACGGCTCCGATCTGATCGACCGCGGATACGGCAATCAGGTCGATTTCCTAACCGGTTTCTTCCCGGAAGAAATAGATAATATCGTCATGAATCCGCCCTTTAGGTTGGCACTCCCCTTCGCGCGCCGCGCGCTGGAATTGGCCGATGACAAGGTTGCAATCCTGCAACGAACCGCATGGCTGGAAAGCCGCGAGCGCCATGAGTTCTTCGAATCCTCGCCGTTGGCCATGGTGCTCCAGTTCAGTCGGCGCGTCAGCATGCCGCCTGGCGAGAATTACCAAGGCGGTGAGACCGGCGGTTCAATTCCGTTCGCTTGGTATGTCTGGGACAAGGACCATCGCGGACCACCAACACTCGGATGGCTGGAATGAGCGAATTGCCCGATCCACTCGTGCCGACACACGTCGACTGCACAGACCTCGACGGGTTTATGCTCAATGTCGAACGGTTAATGGCGAGCGAGCTGGTCGCATTGTCATCGCATGAAGTCGTCGCCGCCGGATTATTTTTATGGTGCCGGGCATGGAAGCAGACGCCGGCGGCAAGCCTTCCCGACGATGACCGGGTCAACGCCGCTTTCTCACGATTGAGTCCGGCACGGTTCAAAAAGCTGAAGTCAGAAATCATGCGCGGCTTCATAAAATGCGCAGACGGGCGCCTTTATCACCGTGTCCTTGCTGAAGAAGCGCTGCGCGCCTTTGAAAAAAAGACCGCGTTTCGACGCAAGCGCGAAACAGATAAAGAGCGCCTTAAGAAGTGGCGTGAAACGCAGGATGAAACGCGTTTCGAAACGAACCATGAAACGGAATTGAAACGCGTTTCGTCGCGGAAGGACAGGGACGGGACGGGGACGGGACGGGACAGGGACCTACCAAACCAAGAATCAAGAAACTTAAAAACCAGTTCTAACTCTCCCGCGCGCGACCCTGTGGATAATTCCGGGTCTGGTGGGTCTGGTTTTTTAAATGAAAATTCCGGTGGGGTTTTCGTGCCTACCGCTGCCACCTTGGACGAGATCGTACGGATCGCGCCAGGCTGGGACATCGTGAAGCTGCTCGCGCTCTACCGCCCTTGGGCCGCCAAACGCGGAGAGGCGAGAGACGAACAGCGCGCCTTCATCGGCTGGTTCAAAAATTTCAGCAAGGGCAAGTCGCCAAAATGAACGACAGAGCAGACAACACAACGCGCGCGCGAGGGAAAATGCGGAAAAAGTACGGTGGTGCAGGCAACAGGTGCGGCGGCAAGGCGAAGGTTCCGCGAGAAAGCGTGGTCGGCCCGACGCCGGAACGCGCAGCCCAGCGCGCCGTGCTGACCCGTGGCGCCGATCCTACGCTGGCCGAAAGCCCGCTTGGTGTGTTGGTGGCACATCGCCTGATCGACAACGACCATTGGCGCATCGCCGAGCGCTATGCGGAGGCAAAACGCATCCGGTTCGGCTCGGGCCAGCCGCGGAGCATCAACCTCACTGCCAACACCGGCGGCCACGACAACGGCGACGATAGCGGCGAGCTTTGGGCGAAAGGCATCCTTGCCGACGCGGAAGCTGTATTTCGCAACCGCCCACGCCAACTGCGCGACAGCTTCGACAACGCCGTCGTCTACAAGCGTTGGCCGTCGTGGTTCGGCGCGCGCGAGCTGTCACCGGCACGCATACCCGAGCTTGCCGCACTGATCGAGATGCTGGGCGACTTGGCGCGCGTGTTCGGAGCGACGCCCAGCAAAGCCAACTGAGTATTAAGCTTAACCTTTAACACGGAGAAAAACCATGACCATGTTTCAAATCAAAAACCGCTACAATGGCGCGGTACAATTCGAGTGTGAGCTTTCGGCTGAAGTTAGCTCGGAGCACGTCGACATACAGCTTGGCTTTGCGATCAAGGCCGCGATCAAGGCAAATGCCAACCTGACCCGTGCCAACCTGATCCGTGCCAACCTGACCGGTGCCAACCTGATCCGTGCCAACCTGACCGGTGCCGACCTGACCGGTGCCAACCTGATCCGTGCCAACCTGACCCGTGCCGACCTGACCCTTGCCGACCTGCGCGATGCCAACCTGACCCTTGCCAACCTGCGCGGTGCCGACCTGACCCTTGCCGACCTGCGCGATGCCAACCTTAATAGCTTTAAACAAGACTTGATCGCCGAAGTGCTTCGCGTACCTGGCGAAATCGACGGGCTTCGCCAAGCTTTAGTAGAAGGCCGTATCGATGGTTCGACCTACAGCGGAGTTTGTGCTTGTTTAGCCGGTACCGTGGCAAATCTCAAAGGAATTGAAGATTACAACGGACAGACCATCGAAGCCGGCGAAAAAGTGAAATTTACCGCCGACAGCACCTCACCGCGCGAGGTATGGTTCATGGGCATAAGCGAGGGAGATACGCCAGAGACCAATCGAATGGCGGCAATCGCGCTGGACTGGATCGACGAAGCTATCGCCATCCGCGACAATATCCGCGCGACTGTGAAGGTGCAGCAATGACCCACAATAAGCTGACAGAAGCTGAAAAAACTGCTAGGGCAAAAGTGTACGCCACCGTGTCGAAAGACGATAAGATGATTGAGGCGCGGAACTATAAGCACATCTGGCTGGAGCCGCCCGAAGACTCTGCTTATGACGAGCGCTCATGGTGTCATGATGATGCCTGGGGTAATGGCGTCAAGTATGTTCGGGACGACATCGCACGGAATCTGGCCGAGGCTTTGAGAAAACGCATTACTCACGGCACAAATTGTAGAAGAATTTACGATCCCGATCTTACGTGCGATTGCGGCTATGAAGACGGTAAAAAAGCACTCGCCGAATATCAAGGTGAGGCGGGCGGAAGAGTCCTGTGCGATAATTGTTTTGATGACTTGCATTCTAAACCAGAACCCAAAGCAGTCCGTGTGCGCATCGAAGTGGCTGTGGATGAGGATGGTTTATATGATGCAGCTAAACATAAAAACGGTCTATGCGTTGGTATTTTGAAAAAAGGATATTCCATACATTACATTGAAGCAGACGTTCCGCTGCCGGTGGCAGAGACAATCGAAGGGAAGGTGGTGTGATGGATGCGAAGCGAGCTGCGGAAGCGCATAGCACTCTGAATACATTTGCTGCGATTATCGCTATTTTGGAGGGCGGATGCACAATTGCGGCAGATGCATATCCTACGGCAGAAAAAATTATAAAGCTTTGTAAAAGGGCGCAACGACATCAGCTTTATTATTATGATCGGAATTGTAAATGACCCCGCCCCCCTCGCCGATGGAGTGGCGCGATGTGTATGTTTTAGCTTGGAGGTGAAGTGATGAGCCATGAAGACGATGTTAAGCGTGCGGCCATAGAATATATATCAGCATCAGATTTTGATATTCCCTCCTTGCGCTGTGCATTTCGTGAAGCGGCTTCAATTTGCGATGCCATCGAGAAAGACATTGTTGAAAAATATACAAAAAGTGGGCATTTAACAAAACAAGGGAAGGAATTATCTGCCGTTGTGCGTTACACGGCAAACTCCGTTTACGAGATGGTTGCCAAAGTGAATCGCAGGAGCACGCCATGATCTGCTGGGCTGTGAAAACGCCGGAAGGCGATATAATAAATTACACCATTGGCGATGAACGTAGAGAATCGATTAGAGCTATAAAAAAATATTGGGGCGATTGGAAAAAATTATACAGTCAAGGATTCCGCTGCGTCAAAGTCCGCGTAGAGGAGGTAAGGTAATGGACGAAAAAGAGCAAGCGTGGTTGAGACTGAAGTGCTTTGAGATTGTGATAGATGCTAAGTATCAATGGGATAACTCCACAACAAAAACCATGGCAGACGATATAAACATTGCCGACCACCTTTACCGCTGGGCGACTACGGGAAAACGGAATGGTTGCGCTTAATTTTCAGACTCGCTTTGCCGAAGATGTCGAGTACGGCAAGAAACGCCAAACGATCAGAAAGACCGCGCGGTGCAAACCTGGAACCCTGTTGCAGCTTTACACCGGCATGCGCACAAAGAATTGTCGCCTACTAGGAAAAGCAATTTGCACCCGCGTGACGCCGGTAGAAATCTGCGCGACAGGAATGTTTTTAAACGGGAAGCGCCTATATGCTGGCCACGCATACCGAGGGGATATCGAGAATTACGATAGCGATTTCGCGCAAAAGGACGGCTTCGGAGACTTCATGGAAATGGCGGAATGGTTTCATAACAGATACGGGGAATTGCCGTTTGAGGGCTTTGTAATTGAATGGGATGAGCCGCGATGAAATTTCCTAAGCGAACACACGCGCCGGAAATTCCCATCATGGATGAACCTTGCCAAAAATGTAAAGGTTTTGCTATTTCGTTGGTCTTGACACCACGCGAAGAAATGGGGCTAAATTGCCGTTATCTTGCAAACGAACCGTTCGCTTGCGAAACAAATGACGATTGTAATTGCTGCGCCAAATGTACGCAAGAATGCCCTAATTCATTTTAACCCCAACCGGAGAAACACCATGATCGATAGAATGTCCCTTTTAAGCGACGAACAATGGGCCGAGCTTGAGCTGCTGGCGGTAAGGCGGCATACAATGCGAAAATTATTAAACGGCAGGCGAATGGGTGCTGTACTTTTTTACGTATATCTCCGCGACGAAGCCAACGCCGAAATAGCCTACAATGAAAAGCTGAATGAGATTATGGGGAGGGAATGATGCAAAAAGAGATATTCAAAGCTTCAGGAGATTTTATCGCTTCTACACCCTTGGTAGGAACGCGTGTAACTTTCATCGGGCAGGGGGGAATCGGCGCACCATCCTCTAAGCACCCGATACTGAACAGTCTTGCAAGATTGCTTTTAAGGTTAGCGGCTTATCTGGATAAAAAATAATTTCAAAATAGTTGTTGCTACAAACGATTCGAGTATGTCAAATATTGCAGTATCAGATGGTACGAAGTTGCGCCCGGAGCAGTCCGAGGCGCTTTTTTTATGCCAAAACGGAGGCGCGCTTGGAAGATCCGCAAGACTGTCAACGTCTTTGGAAAGCGGTCATTTTACAAGCGTTTCACGATGCAATCACTGCCGGAACCACGCTCGGGGCATGGTCTCAGCGCGATATAGCCAGGGCATGGCTTTTGACCCGATCGCGCGAGTTATTCGATGTCTGCCATCTTGCAGGCGAGGATCTCGAGGATGTCATCGCTGCGGCGCATCGCCTGCAGGCAAAAGGATGGCCGATCGACGGCATAGAGAGACGCCACCGTTTCTATACGAAGAGGCGCACCAACCATGCCACAACAGACACTCGCGAAGCAGAAGGCGACTTTCGTCAAATTCCTGCGCATATCGCCCAACATCACATTGGCGGCGAAGGCAGCGGGCATCGGCCGGCAGCATTCGTATGACCTGCGCAAGAAAGACAAAGCCTTCGATGCGGCCTGTAATGAGGCCATTGAGAGCGCTGTGGATGCACTTGAACAGGTCGCCTGGGACCGCGTCATGCAAGGCGATGAAGAATTTGTCGTTAGCCAAGGTCGCATCGTTAACGGGCCCGACAAAGAGCCACTCAAAGTACGGAAACGGTCCGACCTTCTGACAATTACCCTTCTGAAGGCGCATCGCGCTGACAAATACCGCGATCGCCAAACTATAACGCACGAAGGCGGAATCGACACAACCGGCGCCAAGGACAAGCTTAGAAACCGGCTTGCAAAGCATGCCGGTGGAAGAAAATAATTTATCGCTGGCAGCGCAACTCGCCGCACTTCCCGAAGACGAGCTCGAAGATTATCTAAGCAGCCTGACCGATGATGAGGCGGCGGCGCTAGAGTATGATTGGGAATTTCTGGCGCGTCCTAACCAGATCGCACCGGACGGCGAGTGGTCTGGTTGGCTGGTGCTGGCGGGCCGCGGCTTCGGTAAGACCCGCACCGGCGCTGAATGGGTACGCCAGATCAAGGACACGATACCGCGCATCGGCATGATCGCGCCCACCGCCGCTGACGTGCGTGACGTTATGGTCGAGGGCGAATCCGGCATCATGGCGATATCGCCGCCGTGGGACAAACCGCTTTACGAGCCATCAAAACGACGCCTGACCTGGGATAACGGCGCGCAAGCCGCACTTTACAGCGCCGATGAACCGGAACGCCTGCGCGGACCTCAGCACGGTGCCTTGTGGGCCGATGAGATTGCCGCTTGGCGCTATCCCGAAACATGGGACATGGCGCAGATGGGCCTGCGCCTTGGCACACACCCGCGTTTCATCGTCACCACAACGCCGAAACCGATCAAGATTGTGCGCGAGTTGCTGAGCGATCCGTCCGTGATCGTCACGCGTGGCACGACCTACGATAACCAAGCTAATCTGGCGCCGAGCTTCCTCTCAACCATAGTCAAAAAATACGAAGGAACACGCCTCGGTCGCCAGGAACTAAACGCGGAAGTTCTGGAAGATACGCCCGGCGCACTGTGGAACCGCACCCAGATCGACAAGCTGCGCGTCAATGTCATGCCGACAGATCTGGAGCGCATCGTCGTTTCCATCGATCCCGCCGTCACCAGCGGCGAGAATGCCGATGAAACGGGCATTACCGCGCAAGGCATAAAAGGCGATCACGTATTCGTCCTCGACGATAAATCAGGACGTTACCAGCCTGATGAATGGGCGCGCAAAGCGATCGACCTTTATGATACGCTGAAAGCCGATGCGATTATCGCCGAGGCCAATAACGGCGGCGACATGGTCAAGCATACGATCCGTATCGTCGACCAGAACGTGCGCGTCATTCTTGTCCATGCCAGCCGCGGCAAGGTCACGCGCGCCGAGCCGATTTCAGCGCTTTATGAACAGGGTCGCGTGCATCACGTAGGCTCATTCCCGACGCTCGAAGACCAGATGTGCGGCTTTACCACGGATTTTGACCGCAAGCTGATGGGCTATTCGCCGGATCGCCTCGATGCGCTGGTCTGGGGCATCTCGCAGCTGATCCCCGCCGAATCCACGACCGGCATGCTCGAATACTTACGCGCCCAAGCGAGAAACCAGAAAGAGATACCAGAGAAATGACAGCCAGCGCTACGATCAAAGCCCAGTTTCCCGCCGGGATCAGCACCTTCACCGCGAATGACGGCACGCTCTATCAGATCGGTAGCGATGGCACCGTAACGCTCTCTTCACACCATTTGGCAGCGGCAAACGATGCCGGCGCACTGCAAATCATCACCAGCGGCACAACTGCGGCCCGGCCAATCATCTGCGGTATCGGGTTTCAGTATTTCGATACAACGCTCGGAAAGCCGGTGTGGCGCAAGACAGCGACGATTTGGTGCGACGCAACGGGCGCAACGGCTTAGTGTGCCATGCCTGATATCAGCCAGGCCGCAAAGGTAACGCCGCTAGACCAAGGGTTTGTTTCGCGTGTGGCGCAGGGAATCCGCTATGTCATTCGCGGCGTTGCGCCCGATAGCTGGTTTGGGCCTAATCAGCCGCTTACACCTGAAGCGCAGCAAGTCGCTGGCAGGCAGTTCGATTATCCCGTCGGCGTTAACCTGCAGCTGCAACCGCGCACCTACGAGGCGATCGGATATCACCAGTTGCGAGGTCTTGCCGATGGCTATGACCTGTTGCGCCTAGTGATCGAGACCAGAAAGGATCAGATCGCGCGGCTGGAATGGAATATCAAGCCGCGTGTGGACGTCACCGTCAAAAAGAACGATCCGCGCATACAGAAGCTCGAAAAGTTTTTCCGTTCTCCCGATCAGCAGCATACCTGGGCTGAATGGCTGCGCATGCTTATCGAGGATCTGCTCGTCATCGATGCGCCGACGCTTTACCGCCGCAAAACAAAGGGGGGCGATCCATACGCCTATGAGGTGATCGACGGCGCCACCATCAAGCGCCTGATCGACGATACCGGGCGCACGCCGCTGCCGCCCGATCCCGCCTATCAGCAGATTTTGAAGGGCGTTCCGGCTGTCGATTACACGCAGAACGAGTTGCTTTATCTGCCGCGTAATCTGCGGCCAAACAAGATTTACGGCTTTTCTCCGGTCGAGCAGATCGTGATGACCGTCAACATCGCGCTGCGCCGTCAGATAACGCAGCTCGCCTATTACACGCAAGGCAATGTCCCGGAAGCGCTGATCGGCGTCCCGGAAAACTGGTCACCGAACCAGATCAAGGAATTTCAGGAATACTGGGACGCGATTATCTCGGGCGATTTAGCTGCCAAACGGAAGGCTAAATTCATCCCTGGCGGCCTCAAATATCAGCCGACGCGCGAAGCCACGCTTAAGGACGATTACGACGAATGGCTTGCCCGCGTCGTTTGCTTTGCCTTTTCGATCTCGCCGACTGCTTTTACTAAGCAGGTCAACCGCGCGACCGCTGAAACGCAAAAGGAAGCCGCTGCCGAGGAAGGTCTCGCGCCACTGCAGCAATGGGTCAAGGACACGATTGATCGTATCCTGTTGCTCGATTTCGGCATCGACGATCTGGAATTCTCCTGGCGTGACGATACGCAGCAGGATCCGCTGGTTCAGGCGCAAATCAAAAAGATTTACGTCGGCTCCGGCATCATGACGATCAACGAGGCGCGCAGCGATCTCGGCCTTGATCCTATAGGTCCTGACGGTGACAAACTACTTATTGAGACGGCGACCGGTGCGACGTTGCTTGAAGATATCATCAATCCACCCGATCCGCCGCCAATGATGCCGATGGGCAACGGTATGATGGAGCATGGCGCTCCGAATGCGCCCGGTGCAAATCAGACGCCGACCGGCAAGCAACCGGGAAAACAGTTAGAAGCCAATCCGGAAACCAAAGACTCAAAAAAAAACTTTGAAAAACGGGCATACGGCGTAAATCGTATCGACCGTGACAGGGCGGCGCGACAAAAGGCCATATCCGATCTGACCGGCGTCCTTGCGCCGTTCCTCGCCAGCAAAGCGCCGGGCATCGCGCAACAGGTCGCTGCCGCCTATAAGGCGAAGGTCGGTAAGGCTGACAGCGACGGTAACAGCAATGCCGATGATATCCTTTCCCAGATCGATATCGATTGGGACGATATCTTCGATAAGGTCGACGAGAAGCTTAAAGAATTTCTGCAGGACGCAGCCCAGGAAGGGTTAGCCCAGGTTAACGTTACCGATGAGGATATTACCTCACAGGTCAACGATCAGGCGATAGAATGGGCCAAAAACCGCGCCGCCAGTATGGTTGGCCGGAAACTGGTAGACGGCGAACTGGTCGATAATCCCGACCCGAATATGGCGATCACCGAGAGCACGCGCACCATGCTGCGCGATCTGGTCACCAAGGCAGAACAGGAAGGCTGGTCCGGCGACAAGCTCGCCAATGAAATCGTTTCTGATTACGCCTTCAGTCCCGCGCGCGCCGCGACGATTGCCCGCACGGAAGCGGCTATGGCCGATACCGCCGGCAACATGATCGCGTGGAAGAAATCCGGCGTTGTGCAGGGCAAGAAATGGCTTCTGTCGAACGATCACCCGCAGGCCGACGAGTGTAACGATAACGCAGATGCGGGCGTGATCGCGCTCGACGACGCATTTCCCAGTGGCGCGCTGGCGCCGCCGGATCACCCGAACTGCGAATGCGACGTCATCCCAGTCAGGAACATGCAAGAATAGGAAACCTGCCATGCGGCAATTTTGGGAAATCACCAAGGTCGATGAAGAGCAACGCATCGTCAGCGGCTACGCCTCAACCGAGGCGATGGACAGCCAGAAAGAAATCGTCACCAAGGACGCAATACAGGCGGCCCTGCCGGAATATCTGAAATTCGGCAATGTGCGGGAGATGCACCAGAATTCAGCGGTGGGAATCGCCGTTGGGGCCGAGATGGACGAAAAAGGGTTGCGCCTTGACGCGCATATCGTCGATGAAAACGCCTGGAAAAAAGTCAAGGCCAAAGTCTACAAGGGCTTCTCAATAGGGGGCCGCGCCACCGCGCGCGATCCGGATAACCGCGCCAAAATCACCGGCCTCGATCTTACCGAGATCAGCTTGGTCGATCGTCCGGCTAACCCCGAGGCGCTGATCGATATTTTCAAGCTGGACGATGGCAATACCACCGACATCGTGCCGCTGGAAGAAACTACTGAAAAGCGCGATTTCGATGCCGCTGACCGCAAGCAAATGGCCGAAAGCGGCGAAGCGATGCCCGACGGCTCGTTTCCGATCAAGACCAAGCAAGACGTTGAGAACGCAATCCATCTTGCGGGTAAAGCCAAGGATCCGGAAAAGGCAAAAGCGCACATCAAGGCGCGAGCAAAAGCGCTCGGCGCCGAAGATCTCATCCCCGACACATGGAAGGCAGATATGGACACCGATATTAGCAAGACTGAGGCCAAGATCGATGAGGTCGAAAAGGCCGGTCGCCGCAACAGCGCCAAAGATCAGGATCTCTTGCAAGCTGTGCACGATCATTCCTGCGCGCTGGGCGCCAACTGCCCGAGTGAGGATGCCGCAAAAGCCGCAATCAGCGACGACATTCAGAAAATGGCGTCAGAGGTCGATAACCTCAAGAAAGCGCTCGGCGAGAAAACGCTTGCCCATGACGAGCTGCAAAAGGCGCATGACACGCTGAAAACCGAGCATGAGGCGCTGAAGAAAGAGCACGAGACTTTGAAGGCCGAGCCTAAGCCGGCGAAAGCGGCTATAACCGCCGTTTCCAAAGAAGCTGATGGTGGAACCGCAAAGGTCGATAAAGAGCCGGAAACGGCCTTCGAAGCCATCAAGAAAGCTCAACAGAATCCGATGATCCTTCGCTGAACAGAGCGAACCTACCCTTAACCAGCCCGCCTTGCGCGGGATTTTTTTTGACTCGAACATCAACTAAAGGACCGCACGACATGAACGTCTCCCAGGAAACCCTCGACATCGTTAAAAACGCCCAGAGCGTACAGAATGAGATTGCCAAATCGATCACCCAGGCAACGGGCCTGGTCGCTTACGACCTTCAGGCTGGCGCGAAAAAGCTTTTCCCGGTCATTACCCCGTTGCGCAACATGCTTCCGCGTATTGCCGGCGCAGGCGGTACGGCGACCAACTGGAAGTCGATCACCGGTATCAACGTCGGCAATACCGGCGCAGGGGTTTCGGAAGGCAACCGCGGCGCTGCCACCACCACGACGGTGATTAACCAGGTCGCAGCCTATAAAGGCATCGGCCTTGAAGATTACGTCACCTTTGAAGCCGATTATGCCGCGACTGGGTTTGATGACGCCAAAGCCATTGCAACCACCGATCTCCTTTATTCGCTCATGATCGCCGAGGAATTGATGATTCTTGGTGGCAATTCCGGCACATTGGTATCGCTTGCTCAAACGCCGACGCCGACCCTCTCGGCCGTCGCCGGTGGCGGCAGCCTGTCCAACGCAGCCTATACCGTGCAGTGCGTTGCGCTGACCCTCGATGGCCTTAACCGTTCTTCGGTTTCTGGAGGAGTCCCGACCTCGGTCGTCAAGACGAATACCGACGGCTCGACCGATACCTTCGGCGGTGGTTCTGCACAGATCTCGGCAACGGCGACCGTTACCCCCGCAGCCAACGGCACGATCATCGCCAGCGTCGCGCCGGTGAAAGGCGCCGTTGCTTATGCCTGGTATTGGGGCTTGGCTGGCGCTCCCGTTCTGGGCGCGATCACCACGCTTGCCACCACCACCATCACGGCAGCGGCTACGGGTACGCAGACGGCATCTTCGATGGGCTCTACGGATAATTCGCCTAACGCACTCGCCTTCGACGGTATTATACCGCAGATTTGCCAGTCCGGCAGCGGCGCGTACTACGCGGCTCTTGCCAACGGAACGACAGGTGTCGGCTCTACCTTGACGCCGGATGGTGCAGGCGGCGTCGTCGAAATCGGCACAGCGCTGCAATCCTTCTGGGATAACTACCGCCTTAGCCCCGACACATTGTGGGTATCCAGCCAAGAGATTCTAAACATCTCCAAAAAGGTTATCGCCGGCGGCGGTGCGCCTCTCTTCCGCTTTGTTGAAGACGGTGGCGGCAAGGTTGTCATGGGTGGTGGCGTGATCGGGAATTACCTGAACCCGTTCACTCAACAGATGCTGGATGTTAAAATCCATCCGAACGTACCGAAAGGCACGATCCTGTTCACATCGAGCCGCGTGCCTTACAAGGTTTCCGATGTCGGCAGCTTGCTCGCGGTCAAGACGCGCCGCGATTACTATCAGCTGGAATGGCCGCTGCGCACGCGCAAATACGAGTACGGCGTCTATGCGGACGAGTTGTTGCAAAACTACTTCCCGCCAGCGTTCGGCATGATCACCAACATCGCCAACGGTTAAGCTTATGCCTAAATTCGAAGTCTCCAAGTCAACGACCGCAATGTCGATCGGCGGCAAGGAATACGTGACCGAAAACGGTGTCTTGGACATTGACGACGATCATGTCCAAGGCATCAAGGCCGCGCATCATATGGGATTGCGTTTATTGCAGGATGAGGAAGGCGAGAAAAAGCCCACCAAAGCCGCCAAAAAAGCGGATTAAGAAGCCATGGCGGCCGGTGATCTGACGGTACTGGCAAATGTCAAGGCGTGGCTCGGGATAACCGCGACCACCGACGATGCGACGCTGACGCGCCTTATCTCGGCGGCCTCGACGCTTGTGCAGAATTATCTCAACCGCACTATAGCCGCAACAGAGTATGAAGAGACGCACAACGGCAATGGGCGTCAGATATTGATGCTGTCGAACGCGCCGATTGTGTCGGTGCAATCACTTATGATCGGCACCGCTGCAATTGCGGCTTTTGCAAGCTCCGGCAATAATACCGGTTACTGGTTCGATCAAAATGGCAGCGGGCTTCATCTCGCCGGTTATTGCTTCGAGCATGGCATTCAGAACGTCAACATAGCTTATACCGCCGGTTATGCCACAACCCCGCTCGATATAGAGCAGGCGACGATCGAGCTGATTGCCTTGCGCTACCGCGAGCGCGACCGGATCGGGCAAATATCGAAAGGTCTTGCTGGCGAAACGACGACGTTCACGCAAGCCGATATGACGCAGTCGATCAAAACGCAGCTGGCACCCTACAGACGGACATTTGCGCCATGATCAACGGCGAAATAACCGGTGCCGAGGAATTACGGGTCAAGTTCGGGGCACTGCCAGGCGCGATCCTCAGCAAGCTCGTTATCGTCATGAACGCAGCTATGATCGATCTGCAGGCGAAGGTCAAAAACGACAAGCTATCCGGCCAAGTTCTCAGTCGGCGGACGGGGCGGTTGTCTCGCTCGATTAACGAGAAAGTGACACAGGACGGGACGCTTATAAAGGGCAGTGTCGGTACTAATGTCGTTTACGCCGCAGCACATGAATATGGCTTTCAGGGCGCAGTCACGGTGCGTGAACATGTTCAGATGCGCACACAGGCTTTCGGAAAACCGATCAAGAATGGCCCTATCGCAGTTACGATCCGCGCGCATGCCATGAAAATGAATTTACCGGAACGGTCATTCCTACGCTCATCGCTGGCCGAAAGCGCATCCTCGATTCGGGCACAGCTCAATAATGCTGTCGCAGAAGCGGTATCGGCATGAGCCGCGAAGCGATCTACGAAGCGTTATTCACCCTCGCTAGCGGCGCGGCAAGTTTCGTCACCGCCTCACGCCGTTGGAAGCACTGGGGCGATGTGGACGCCGCCTCCCAGCCCGCGCTGTATCAGAACCAGAAGGCGGAAGTCACGGTCGCTGTCAACGGCTTGCCGCCCAAGCGCAAACTGATGGTCGATCTGTGCATTTATGCGACCAGCGGCGATCCAAACCAGGCATCGTCTTCGCTTCTCAATCCTTTGCTCGATGCCGTTGAAGCTGCGTTGGCACCCAGCCCAGTGACCGAACGCCAGACGCTCGGCGGTTTGGTCAGTCACGCCTTCATTAACGGCAATACCGAAATTTACGAAGGCGTTCTCGGCGCCCAGGCCGTCGCCATCATCCCTGTAGAAATCCTAATCCCTTAACCAACGAGGACACTATGACCGATACCACTGAAGCTGCAGAAACCCCTGCGCCCGAAACCGCTGCGCCCGCTGCGGAAACCGAGTCTCCGGCTACTGAAACTGCTGCCGCTGAAACACCTGCACCCGAAGCTGAGACAACCTCGGCAGTAGCTGAAACACCCGCTGCGGAGCCGGCGACTAGCACCAGCACGGCAGATATCGACGGTGAGCCGTCTAAGTTGCCGCCGGCAGCGCCAGGCGCATCTTTGAGGCCGCCACCGGCTGTTGTCGCGCTCGACAAGTTCAACGAAGACCATATTCAAAACAGCGTCTACAGCTTGGATACGGAACTTCACAACAAAATCCACCACATTATGCAAGCGCTCCGTGCGTTATTGCACCTGAAAGCGGAGGCTTAATCCATGTTCATTTTCGGCTCAGGCAACGTCTATGGCGTGCGCACCGATATTTCCAATCCGACGCCGGTGCAGTTCGGCACGCTGCAGGAAGTCAGCGTCGATTTCGAATTCAGCCAGAAGGATCTGACCGGCCAGTATCAGTTCCCGGTTGCCAGCGCGCGCACCGGCGGCAAGATCACCGGCAAGGCGAAAGCGGCCACGATTACGATGGAGACGTTCAACAACTTCTACTTCGGCCAGACCATCGTGACAGGCTCCTCAAATCGCGTTTCCGCCGGTGAAGCAGCGATGGTCGCGGCTTCAAGCCCTTACACGGCAACTGCAGCTAATTCGGCCACGTTTACGCAGGATCTCGGCGTCACCTACGCCAGTTCAGGCGCGCGCCTGACCCGCGTCGCCAGCGCACCCACCGTCGGTCAATACACCGTCGCTGCAGGGGTTTACACGTTCTCTGCCGCCGACGAAGGCGCGGCGATCCTGCTGAATTACGAATATACCTCCGCAACGACAGGTAACAAAATCATCGGCGCCAACCAGCTGATGGGCACGCAGCCGGTGTTCAAGGTGGTGCTGAATGAGGTCTATCTCGGCAAGGCGCTGACGCTCGAGCTTAACCAGTGTATCTCGACCAAGCTATCGCTCGACTTCAAGAATGAAGACTGGACGATCCCCGAGTTCGACTTCGGCGCTTTCGCCGATTCCTCGAACAATGTCTACACCATCAGCCTCGACGATCTATGATGCCTAAAGCTAAAGAAGCGATCCTTCCCGGCGTTGAGGTCACCATCGGCGGCCAGCAATATACCGCTGCGCCGCTTAATTTTGCGGGCCTACGTGCCGTATTACCGCTCATGGCAAAAGTCACCAGCGGCAAGATCGAGGAAACGCACACATTTATCGAATCGACGTTACGTAATTCACTACGCCGCAATTATGACGGCGTCGATCAGATATGGCTTGAAAACACGATGGAAGCTTCTGAATTCGAAGGTTGCGCCAAGGCAGCAGGTGAAATTCTCGCGGTCAGTGGCATTGTCAAGCGTCCGGACGGTGCCTCGGGGGAAGAGCAAGCGAGCCGTTCGGTCTAAACGACATTTACGGGCTGCTCGCCACCGCCTGCGGTTATACCATTGCGGAGATCGATGCGCTGACAATGGACGATTTCATGATGCTCAGCGGTTACTGGGCAAAGTACCCGCCAGTGCACGTCATGGTTCGCGCTTACATGGGCGTCGGCAAAGGATCTCAAGCAAAGAAAGATCTTGGCGAGTTGATCAGCATGTCGGGCCTCGATCTCTCAAAAAGCGGCCGCATCTCTAAGACGATGCATTAAGGTGAAAAATGGCCTCAGATGACGAAATTAATGTAAAAGTCACAGCTGACACCAGCGATATTAAATCAGGCATGTCCGATGCTAGCGATAGCGTTAATGGACTCCAAAAGGTAGCCGATAGTGCGTTCGAAGGCGTTGGAGAATCTTTAAAAGGCCTTCTGCAACCTTTGCATAGCCTTGTAGATGGGCTTGGTGGCTTGCATGCCGCGTTTGAAGACATCACGGGCTATGAAATTCTTAAAACGGCACTTTCTGATATTCAGGAGCCGCTGGAGAAAATCCAGCAGCTTTCGGAAACCGCGATTAAGGAAAACGTCAACGCAGCTGTTTTCGGGCAAGAGCTCGGCGTAACCGCTAACCAAGCACAGGCGCTTTCCGCAGCATTGAGCGGCGTCGGTTCTTCATCGAGCGAATATGCGCAGATGGCGCTGAAGCTTGATCGCCAAGTAAAAAGCAACGAGGATAGTCTCAACGCCTTAGGCTTGGTCACCCGCGATCAAAACGGCAATTTGCTTGATCAAATTACGTTGATGAACAATGCGTTCACGACGTTGCAAGAATATAAAGCGGGAACAGATCAAAATTCCGTTGCTATGCAGCTATTCGGAAGGTCGGCGCAGGATGTGTACACCATTATGCGCGCGACGCCGGAAGTGGTCGACGCGGTCACAGAGGAAATTCAAAGCCAGAACGCCGCAGTTACGCAGTGGAGCGAAGACGGCGCGAAAAAGGCAGAAGATGCCTCAATCCTTCTTACCGGCGCGTTTCATAATTTTGCCGTTGGCATTGGCAATGATCTTAACCCTACACTAGCCGATCTAGAAAATACGCTTACCAGCGCGCTCATTCCGTCTCTGAACGTTATTCGGGATATTCTCGATGTCTTAATTGCCACTGTTGACACGATCGCAACGGGGTTCAAATTACTCTTCACGGTAATTAAGGACGGCGCCGAAGAAGCTACAGTTTCAACATTAGCCTTGGCCCGCGTCACGACCGATCTTGCTACCGGTAATTTTACTGACGCGAAGTCCACAATAAATGCAAATCTTGATGGCATTACGGATAGCGTTAAAGCGCACGCCGCAGAAATCGCACAAATCGGGCAGCAATATAATCAGCGTATCTCTGGTCTTTTTGGAACGAACGACAGCGCTAAAACGCCCGTTCAACCGCAAAGTGGGACTAAGTCAGCCCCGACCGACGCAAATGACGAAGGCGATAATACTGCAAAAGCGCCAAAGCGCGACAATTCAGATGAGCAATTTCAGCGCATGCTGGATCAGGAAGCCAAGGCAGGGGAAAAGTTCGATGACGACCAGATTAAAAGTAAAGAGCGGGTTGCCCTTGAGACACTGAAAACAGCGCAGGAAGAAGCTAATGGCGAAATTGGCATTCAGGAAAATCTAGCGGCACAAGAATACGCGATTCGGGCCAAGGCTTCGGAAGACGAGTTGGCAGCGGCAAGTCGCGCTGGTGATAATGCGGGCATGAGTAAAGCCCTCGATGATATGAAGCTAGAGTATCAAAAATATTTGCAGGATATTGATAAGCTCGAAAAACAGGCGGCTCAGCAAAAGCAGGAGGCATGGGAGAAAACCGTCGCGCCCGTCAAACGCGCGTTGGACCAGACCGTCGACGGCGTACTGCAAGGAACGCAGTCGATGAGCCAGGCTATGGCTAAGCTGGGTCAGAATATTACGCTATCCATCATCAACCAAGGTTTGGATAAAATTATTGATACGTTGCCAGACGTTCTTACCAAGTGGCTGTTCAACGAAGACGCTATGACTGCTGCGACACAAGCTGAAAATGCGATCCGAAGCGCGTTAGGGCTGGCTGCCGATGAGACATCGCAAATTGCGACTCTCACGGCCGCACAAGCAGCAATTCAGGCTTACGCCGCAGAAGCAGCCGCGGCTGCCTTCGCTTCAACCGCAGCTATTCCAATGGTCGGCCCAGAGTTGGCGCCAGCTGCTGCGGCATCGGCCTATGGTGAGGTTATGTCCTTTAGCGTAGCCTCTGCAGCCGGCGGCTGGGTTGTGCCGTCGGACCAGCTGGCAATGGTGCATGAAAACGAAATGATCCTGCCCGCTCGCTATACGTCCATGTTCAACAACATGGCCAGCAACGGTGCTGGATCGACCTCTTCGGGCGATACGCACATTCACTTTAATGTGAATGCTATGGATCAGAATTCGGTGTCTCAATTTTTCGCTAATAATGGCAAGCATATTGCTAATGCGGTTAGCCAGCAAGTTCGTAACGGCAACCAAGTACTTCGCCGCGCTGCGGGTGGCTAATGAGCAACGCGGTTTTCCCTTCGCTGCCGGGCCTCGATTGGGATGTCATCAAGACGCCGATTTTTTCGACCGATGTGCAGACCAGCGTGTCGGGCAGGGAGACGCGCAACGCCAACTGGCTGTATC